CTCTAAATGAGGCAATTACTGTGTCTTCCCATGCTTCAAAAGCATAGCAATTTGCAGTTTTTACACCGCCTCCTGTAGTTACTGGATAGGAGCCTCCAGCGCATTGTAAATAATTTAATGCATCGTTATCAGTTCTTCTTGACATTAGTTCTATTATTTATTAGTTATTTATTATTTATTATTAATTATATAAATCCATCATAGTTGGTGTAATTTGGATCACATGTAACTGTATCTGGTAATGCAGGTTGTTCACTTGAACGACCATCTTCTTCATTGCGAGTAGTTCTGTGTACTTTGTAAAACCAAACTCTCATATAATTTCGTATTCTAAGATCTTCATAAACAAAATTTAGAAAATCTTCATCCGTTTCTCAATCTCCTGCTACTGTAGTAGGAAACATATAACTTGGAATACCTATACTCATTTTATAACCGGGATTTAATTTCTCAACTTTAAGTCAGCCAATAAAGCAAGCTTTATAAAGTGTCGTTATATAATCAAGAATCGCTTGTTCTAATTCTATTTCTGTCATTTCTTTCGTCTTCGTTTTGTGGTATTATTCCATAATGTTTATAACCATTACCATCTTTGAACCATCCAATATCTTGGAATTTTTTTCCTGGTAATTCTCTAGCCTCAGGCTTCCTAACTGCTAATTCTTCATCACCAAGTTCCGCCATACCCATAGCTGCAATAATGTCAAAGTCCTTTTTCTTTTCATCAGAATAGTTAAGTAATTGTGAGATTATTTCTTCAAAGTTTATAGTATGTGAATAATCTAAACAAAAGTCATAGATTAATTCTACATAATGTGAGATAACTTTTACTGTTGCAGGAGTTCCGTACATATTTGAATTACCTTTTGAAATGTCAGGCATTGTAGCCCTTGGTCTTTTCATTAATAAAGGTAGATATTTATGGTCTCTAAAATAAGTGGTGATAGCTGTTCTTGTAGATTCTAATACTGCTTGACATCCAAAATAGGTTAATAGTTTAGCAGCATTTTCATATGCTTCTCTAGGATCTTTAGGTCTATCTTTATAAAGAGCAACATATTGTGGATCAAATAATCCCATTATTCTTTTCTTTATAACAATACAAAAATCTGATAATTTATCTGATGCCGCAGAATTCTTTTCAGAAGCTGAATCATTTGAACCTATATCAATAGAGTCAATACCTCCAACATATAAATTCTTATATTCAGTACCTTCTGCACTAATTAACGGATGCTCTGACAACTGAATGTTTCCATCTGGATCTTCTCTTCATTTAACTTTGCCTGTACGATTACCTGATGATTGTTCAATCTCCCATGTAAGAAATCCAGTATGTATTTTAGGAGTGTCTTGATAGATCTCTATTCTAGCCATTTGTTGAGCCAATTCTTCTCTAGGAAATATATTACTTCCCTGTAGTAAGAGAGCCTCCTCAATTGTGTAGCAATACTCTGCTTTGTATATTAATAAAGCTTTTGGACTATTTGCCTGTTTTAATCTTTCTCCGTCATAATATGCTTTACCTTTCTCTAGATTAGTATAACCACGTTTATCAACTAGGTTAACTGTATCATCAGTTACTACTCTATATGCAGGTATAAACATTGCTGTGTCTATGTATTTTCCTGACGGTGTAAAGTTATGATGAAATGGAAGAATGTTATATGTGTTTGGATTGTTAACTAAATCTTTTAAACCTGCTAAATTTGCCCCTTTGTCACCCATGTTGTTATCTTATAGGTTTTTTATCCTATAATTCTTATATTTTGATTCATATAAGATCGGCGTACATTTTCATCCGTTCTGGATGTCGAATACTCTTGGCAAGATTATATTTATTCACTTGCTACGCTCTACACTGTTAACTAACCTTTCGTAATTTAGTTACTTAGCACGGTATTAGCATCTCAGCTTTCACCGTTTTTACTCGATTTCTTCCTTGAAGATTCCTCTTCAAGTTGGCAGAATTTGATATAAATATCATATTTTCTATCCAAATAAATTGTTGCGTCCTCATATAATAATCTCGCAACTTGTCTTGCTTTTTTTGCAGCATATTTTAATTCAAATGCCTCATTTTTATAGGTTATGGTTGATTTATTTCTCATATATCCATCAATTCCTAAATAAATTTGAAATTCTGTTAAAAATTCTCTTGTTCCTAAAAAAGAAATTCTTTCACTTTGTGTAATTTTTTGAAGATATATTCCTAAAGATCCATCTCCATCACAGTATCCTCTTAGAAAATGTTTAATTAAATCTTCAGATTTAAAAATTTCTTTTTTTGGAAATTGTAAAGTAAGTGATTTTCTAGGTGTGCAACCTTTATCATTTAAATTATTTCATAGGTTTAAATTCCTAACTGCTAATCTACAACATGCATTTTCACCATGGGTTTCAATCCTTATATCTTCTTCATACTCTAAAAACTTTTTCAATTTTATCATATGATTTAAATCTTTTAGAGCAAGGTTTATTTCAAACCTATTTCCTTCAGAACTTATATTCCCATCTGCAAATATAAAACCTAACCAATAGGCTTTATCTTCTGTATCTATAATATTAAAAACATTCTCATTAATCCTGCATCGATTTTGCTGATTAATTACTTCATGCCCTCTTTCTTTTAGATATTTTGAAAGTGTCTGTCTTTTTACTCCGTATTTCTCACCTATTTTAGTAAGACTTCTTTGTTTTTCTGGAGTATCTAAATATTCTTGTAAAGCAATATTTATTATTTGTTGTTTCTGTTCTTTTTTCATTGTAATACAATAAAATTTACTAAGTATATAATATTTTATCTAATGTGACTTACCAGTACCTCAGGCTATTCTTGTTCCAACACGCTTACCTCCCATTACTGTAACAAGAGCTTGCCCCTGTATGTATTTCTTTTCTAAGTATGGGTCTGAACCAGCTTCTTCATAGAGTAATCGTTCAACACGGTCTCCTCTAATCTTTTCAGGTGAGTCAGCAATAACTCCCTCAATTTCACTCATATGTCCAAACTCATCTCCTTTTTTGTCTTTTTTGGATGCACGTCTAAACATATTTGTATTAACGTTCATCCTTACTCTTTTGAATGCAGTTTCTGTCTCTGAATTCAAGAAATCCATCTGATACCAAATCTTGGCAAGCAGCGGTTTTAAATGTCGTTCAGATGGAGCAGAAGCCATCACTCTATAGTTTGCAGTTGTGGTGTATGGTCTCACACATAAACTTGCCCCCATTTCTGAGAATCCAAGTCCACGAGCTTTAAGTAGGCCGACATCCTTTCTAAGTAATTCACATAGTTCCAAATAATGAAAATATTCATATTGAAAGACAAAGAATGAAGGAAAGGCTATACTACGTCCACCTCCAGCTTTTGCACTGATGTTATCAGATTTTAATCTGTAGAAGTTTAATCAGAAATAGTTATCTCCTGTAAGAGTATAGCCATTAACAGTCATTCCTTTTTCACATTTGTTTTTCTGATCGTCTCAATATAATCTTTGTGACCTACTTCCTGCTTGTAAATTACTATATTTACCTGTTGCAGTTTTACTAATTGCAGCTTCTCTAAATCAATCAGGATTAAAATCTAATCCCATAGTATCATTAATTGGACGATAACCTGAGATATAGTAACTCTTTGTAATATCAAAGTGGTCAATTGGGTCATTGGGACCGTAATCCCACGTAATGCCATTTATTATCTCCATTAGTCGTACATTCCAGCTTCTGTATCTCCACGTAATCCTGATGCAGGATCAAGTTCTTTTTTGACTTGGTTTTCTAACTCTCTAAGAGAAATTAACAAGTCTTTACATCCTTTAATCTCAGCAATAACATCTTTGTTTTTAAAGATTGGTTTGCCTGAGAGTGGATCTCTTTCATTTAAATCTACGTTTTTTAGTTGATAACTAACAGAACGTACCGCCTCTTGAGCAGCTTTTAATAACTGCAAGGATAGATTAGCTTCTTGTATTTCGTCGTATTTTTGACATGCTGCTTTAAAGGTAAAGTCCTCAAATTCTTCATCTGTTAATTCAGAATCTTTAAATGCTTCATCATGTCTTTCTTGTTCAGCCATTTTTCCGAAGTAAGGACTTCCTCAATCAAAGAATAAATAGATATATTTTAATTCTTTAAAATTTAGAGTTCGTTTGGCTCCTGTTTTATCAGTTTTAGTGATATTTCTTTTTGGATCTCTTAATGCTGTAAATTCCTTTGTAAGGAGTATTCCTACATCATTAATTATTAATTCTCCACTAACCTTATCATATTCAAATCATTCCATATTATTTCTTTTTAATTAGTGCTTTTTTAGCAGCTATTTTAGCATCTAATTCTTTTGATGCATTATCGGTTGATAATCCTAAAGATTTTGCTTTATTATTAACTGCAGCACTGTCTCCAATAACTTTTGCTGTTTTAGTTACTTTTATTCCGTCTTGTGCTTTAACTGGTTTTTTCTTCATTTTACCTCCGCATTTGCAAGCACAAGTTTCAATAACTTTGCCCCCAGCTGCTTTACTTAAAATCATATCACAACCGCAAGAGCATTTTTTCTTTCCACCTTTAGTGGCTAATTTTTTCTTTACAGTACCACCTTCAGCTTTATTTGCAACACGTTTAGTAACTGTGTATTTTTCTTCGTGTGAGTTTGCTGATGGCACTCCTACATCTACTGATTTGTTGGGGACTTTTTTAGTCATTACAACTTCTTTTGTAGTATAAGTTGGTTTTTTCTTTCCGTAGACAGTTATACCACTTATAGCGTTTCCTGGTAGTTCTGAAACTTTACCACCTGTTACTTTTGTAAGTACAGGATTGGAAATAGCTTTCTTTAAGCTGTTAAGTTTTTCTAATTTAGCACCTTTAGCTGCCATTTGTGGCGACATAATTGAACTCTCTTCCCCTGATTGGATTTGTTCATATTGTTGTGCTACAACTTCCCAATCATCACCAACAAGTTCATAAAATCCATCTTTGTCACAA